CCGCGTTTGTTCGAGCAGACGACCAGAGTCTGGTCGCTTCTGGTAATCTTCAAATCGATCAGCCCAATAATATCGCCACTCACACAACAGATCTGTATCCGGATAATTATGGGCCTGCCGCTTTGAGCGAGGCTTTCCTGGTTGTCAACGATAAACTCTACATCACCGCAGGCCCTGATAACACGGCCATCGGCGCCGTTGATGTTTACATTACCGCTAGAATCAGAGCGGTTTGCGTAAAGTTAGGATCCAAGGATTGGATCGCCCTCGCTTTGCAGTCAGTGGCTAGCGACTCGTGAGGCTTTTAGATGCCTCGATACTGCCCTCAATGCGGAGAATCCCTACACGGTGAGGGCACCACCAAGGGCGAATCTAGGAAAACCGCAAGAAAAGCCTTCGAGCCCGCCAAGAAAAAGCGCGGACCTTCAGCATATAACAAGAAGTACGCTGCTGCGTACAAGCGTTTAGCCAAGAAACATCCTCGCACCTCCTTCGCCGCCCTGGCTAAGAAGGCGCATAAAGAGGTGAAGAAGTGACTCTTGAAGGACCGCGAGTTCTGAATAAGACCATCCCGTTCTTCACCGGTGATACCATTGACCCGTCAACGATTACTCTGAGTGGTGGGTTTGAGGATCTAGGAGCAGGAACTTATGTCTATCGAACTTACTTCGATCTGTCGGGGTATAATCGAAAGAGTCTGACAGCATTCTTTCAGGGAGTCGACATACAAGAGGGCACATTCAATTCAACTGATATGGGCCAACTGAATATCGTTGACCTGATTACTACAGAATACATGACCGATGCGGCATGCCTTCAAGCCGCTTCACCCAATCACGCTGCAGGAGATGCTCCCGGTTTCCCTCAATCTGTCTACGATCTACAGCAGGTCGTTTACGGACGAAGGAGAACCTGGGTTCGAACTAATGTGAACAACGTGACTCAGGTTACGCCATTGTTTAATGTGGCCACCTACGGAACTTGTGCAGCTGCCTCTTCAGACAAATTATACATTACTCGAGTTATCTCGATCCCCCCAGTATTCGTACCCGCCGAGTTCTTCCGCATTTCCCCTTGTGCGTTTGTCCTGGCTCTCATCGTCGCGAAAGAAGATGACCTCCCATACCTAATGCGTCAGAAGAGATCCTTCGAACTAGCAACCGGGCCGTGAGGCCATGCGCTTCTCTCAGCACTTCAAAGCCGTGGGAACTCTCGTTCATGGGATCTATACCATCGATAAGATTTACGAGGATGATAAGTTAGATTGGGATGATACCCCTGCCATCATGTCCTTCATCGGTGGGCAGGTTCTGATATGGGGTGGCGATTTCCTCGACTGGAGGAAGGTTCACAAGAAACCCCTGTACATCATCGAGGCCGCAGTGCTGGCCGGGGGAATCGCCAGCTATGCGATTGGTGGACGAGAAGGTCTGGTGGCCTATACCGATATCCTCACCGGAAAAGTGACCCCTCAAGCTTGGTATGATGTGGTCGCTCCACCACTCGACCAGAAAACAGATGAATGGTCAGTTGCCATCGCCGGATGGGTTGACGATCGGATGATGGATGTTCAGCATTACCTGGAGAGAGAATACCAAGAGAAGAAATCGCAACTTGAAACGGGATGGGATTTGCTCACAAGGTATGGCCGGTGGAATAATCCGACTTGGGGTCTTTGATGTCTGAAGAACTCTCTGCTGACCAGCGCATAGCTAGGTGCGAGCTCTGGTTGAAACTTATTTTGGCGGTGCAGTTTCCTCAACTGTATGGGCTGCTGTAGCCGCCTCACGCTCTCGTCGATGGCGGATGAGGTCTTGCGCCATCTGCGCTCGGAAGTCGGGACTTCCTTCATTCTCAAGTATCTCAATCTGTCTCTTCAGATGTTGGATGACGAGATGGAGATTCTCAACTTTATCGAACAATACGCCGTGGGTTTCGATAAGAAGCCGTACAGCTCGACTCATGTTCTCCCCAGCCTCTCGTTTCTCCATCAACCACGAATAGGCCATGCTTTGCGTTGGAATCTTGATGTCAAAGCGAACACTGTTCATTCATCCATCTCCGGACCATATTTATTGTAGTCTGAACACTCCTCATTGGCGCACCAGGGCATCACCCCAAATATGAACCCGATGGTGGCCATCATCAGTGAATCCTCGCCGCAAGTGGGGCATATTTCACTCATTGTCTCATCCTCTTGATGATCGCACCCATATGCCATTCCCATCTCACCCTATCTTCTGGAGTCAATGATTCGTACCAGTCAAGAAACGAGTTAATCACTCTCTTATCGTCCTTACTTGCTCCTGAAGGGTGCGTTCTCATTCTATCCACTCCTTCAGGTTCATTTGCTTCTTTGCGCAATCGTAGCATATCACTAGCTCTACGTCGCCAAAACGTATTGTACGGGTCTTTGTTACCACTCGGCACTGTCTACATTTCCTCGCCATGACCCATCTCAGCCCAAGTTAATATATGAATCGTCCGGTCGGACGCATGTATTTCAAAACGAACCCCAAACGACTTCATTGAATTGTTGGATTGGAGCATGCTATGAAACGGTGCCGACTGCTCCAATACCCCACCAGAGGGGTACCCTCCTTATGAAATTTCAAGATAGAATCCAAGGAATGAGCGCGGACCAAGGCTTTTAGAGTGGGGTCCGCATGCGATGACTATGGCCAAAGCACTAACCGGCAGTTTTTACCTGACTGAAACCGTAACCTTACCAGCGGCAGCCGCTTCTGGATCTCGTGTACAAGGAGAGATCGATTTGGCTGCATACATTTCGGTTCCGACCGGGCAGGCGGTGGCGATCACCAGCGTGGACTTCATCTATCAAGCATCATCTGACTTCGGCGCATCGGCAACAGCAATGGTAGCAGGAATCGGAAGCTTGGGAGTGCAGCTCACAGATTTGAACCCCGGAACCGCGTTTGTTCGAGCAGACGACCAGAGTCTGGTCGCTTCTGGTAATCTTCAAATCGATCAGCCCAATAATATCGCCACTCACACAACAGATCTGTATCCGGATAATTATGGGCCTGCCGCTTTGAGCGAGGCTTTCC